AAGGTGAATCTCAAAGAGTTCAATCTTTGCACTGGGATTTGCTTTCTGTAATTCTTCGGTAGGTATTGCCATTATGGTTCAAAAACCTCTTCAAATGTTGCATTTATTGTAGCCCTGTTATTGTATGGAATTGATTTTGACCAGTTTTTACAAATAAACTGAGAAGAACCTGTTTTTGTGACAGTGCAGTTACCAGATGTCGTTGCACTTCCACTAGCTGTTACAACAAAAGTATTTGCATTAGTAAGTGAAACAACAGAGAAAGAAGCATCGGAAGCTGATCCAGATGTGAAATCTATGGATATAGAATCATTAGCAAACAGTTGATGTGCTGTAACCGTCACAGTTATGGTCGTACCACTTTGACTATATGTTCCTGTTTTTACTGATGTTTCGTTTGGGGGTGTAAAAGTAAATGATGCTTGATCTAAAGCTCTTTCATTTAAGAAATATTCAATTTCATCACTTTCTGTTTCGGATACATTAAAAACTAAATTCAATACTTTCGGATTTTGGTGGGCTGCAATTCCTACAAGTTGACGCTGTTGGAATCCATCAGCGAATTTAACCGTTATTACATTTGGTCTGTTTTGTTTTTTAAAACCGTAAGCAGGTTGAACAGTTGTTGGAAAAGATGCCATAGTTATTGATTAGATAAAAGACCACCAGCACGTTTCTGGTTGATTAATTCAGCTTGTATAGCTGTTGCCAAGGCATTGCCAAGGTTATTTGCCTGTCCTTCATCACCTTCGACAGACGATCCAGAGGCATCTACATTTATTACTATATTTGTTGAACCACCCATTGCATTATTTGGAACAATAGTACCTGCTCTATCTGGCACAAATAATTCTGGGCCACGTTCTCCTACTATTGAAGCTCTACCTACTGGTGGCCTTCCGCCATCTGCAAATTTAGGCAATACAAAAGGATTGTCTAAAGCAGAATTAACACCTGGACTGTCAAAAACACTTGATCCTCCTCCAAATGCATTAATTAATGACCCACCTAAAACATTTCCTAGTAGGCCCAACAGACTTCGTTGTAGTTGATTTGCCAGTATTTTTGCAGCAGTATCTCTAAAATGGTTAGCAATAGAATTGAGCATATTTCTGAAAGCATCATTAGTGCTCATTGTTCCGCTAATTATTCCTTTAAATGATTCTTCAAATGATGTACCCATAGTTTTAGATAACTCAACAGCTTGACGTTGAATATCTGTTAATGTAAGCATTTCTCTATTTAATTCATCTATACGGCTCAATCTTGGATCGGCTGCTCTTATTCTTGCATCAGCTATTAAAGTTACTAAGTTTAATTCTGTAGCTAAGTTCTTTAATTTTTCTTTTGCTATTTCTTTTTGAGCTTCCGTAGATTTAGGGTTATTAATTAGGGATCTTAAATTTAATTCTGCTGTTAATACTTTTCTTGATGCCTTTGCTATATCAAGTCTTTTTTGCTCTACGGATAATGCCTTTTCATCTAAATCTCCTCTAGCAATTCCTATTTTTACATTTTCTAATGCTATTTGATCTAATATTATTTTTTGAGAAGAAGCTAAAACTTCTTTTTCTATCTTTCTTATTTCTAGTAATCTTTCATTTACTTTAATACTGTTTTTAGTTGCTTCTAATTCTTTTTTAGCATTTTCTATTTCTTGTTCTCTATCAAAACGTCCTCTTTGTAAATCAAATCTTAAATTTCTTGTTCCTTTAGTGGATTCACCCGATAGTATATCTGAAGTAATATCTTTTATTGCTTCCTCTATATCAGCATTTATTGTTTCTAACCTATTTAATTCAGATGTAAGTTTATCTCTCTTTGCCAAATCTTCATCTAACTTATTTTGTTGTTTTGTAGTGGCTTGAGATGTCGTTATATCTTTATTAGCTGCTTCAACATCTTTTCTGCCTGTATTTAATAACTTAAAAAATAAAGTTAATGGACCAGCAACTAAAATACTTAACTGTGTACCTAAATCTTTTGTTCTTTGGGCAAATTTAGAAAGTTCATTATTAAAACCTTTTAAAGCATCTGTACCAGCCGTACCAAAACGCTGCTCAAGCGTTAGACTTGCTAATTCTCCTGCTACTTGATCTAAACCCGCATTTTTTAATGTGGCTGCACTGGTTACTATTGATCTATCAAAATCTTTTATCCTTACAATTAATTTATCTAAATTAGCAGAAGGATCATTTAGTTCTGCACCAAACTGATTTATAGCATCTTTTGTATTATTAAATATTTGAAGTGCAGCAGTAGCAACAAGACCTCCTGCAAAGCCTCCCATCTGCCCACCAAACTTTGCACCAAGTCCACCACCTAATGCACCAAAAGCTCCACCAGCTAATCCCTGACCAAACAATAGTGGAAACGAACCACTGATTAATGCACTTGATAAAACCCCTCCACCTTTACCTGCACTAGAACCACCTCCACCAGTAGCTCTACCGCCTCCCCCTCCACCTGTTGATAGTGGAACGAGATTTGTACTCTGTCTTCTGGTCCTTAATATACTTTTTTCAGTCTGTAGCTCCTTAATCTTTGTCTGTAAATTTTTCTTTTCTAATCTATTTTCTTTTAGCTGTAAAGCTAATTTATCCCTTTCTACCCTTAATAACTGTTTATTAGTAGGATTTTTACCTGTGCTCCTGTTTAATTTAGCAACTCTACTTTCTAGTTTCGATATTTCATCGCTTATCCCTTTTAAATCATTCTTTACCTTCGGAGCGTTTAATCTTATATTTACTGCGTATTCTGCTGCCACTGATTTTCCAAAAGTACAGATATTAGAAGTTTAGCGTACTTTGCGATATTGAGCCTGTCTTTTTGCTTTTTCGTAGGCTTCGTTTTCACGTTCAGCTTTTAAATCAAAGTAAGCGTTCCATGCTATTAATTCTTTAGTGGACATCTTATGTCGTAATTCTTGAACGGTGTAGCCTAGTTTCTCCGCTATAAAAAATTGTAGATCATCTTCGGCTTTTGTAACAATAACCTGCAAAGAAAAGTCCAGGCTTCCTTCTTCCTGTCCTTTATTCATTGCTATTAATGTACTGTTTATTGCATCTCTATCAGCTATTGTTAAGGGCGACCAGAATATCTTCAAGATAAGTTCTTCTCCTTTAAAAATGGAGTAGCTACTGCGTTCTTCTATACTGAAGGCTTTCTTCAGTTTGTCGATTGCTCTTTCTGGTGACATAAAAAATTAAATCTATTCTTGTAGTATATATTAAACTCTAACTTAAAGCACCAAATCTGCCGTAAGTACGTTTTATCTTGAATCCAAATGCTTTGAAACCTTTATCCATATCTGCGGTAAGAAAGTCATTCAACAGATAAACCTGATACCAGTTAGGTACATTTGGTTTAGGTGTTGTTCTTGCTTTTCTCTTAAATAAATCTTCATACATTTGCCCTGGTTCGTAAGGACTTGGCAACCTATTAATAACAAATCCTGCATATTCAGCTTCATTACCTATATAGAGAGCTTTAGACAGTGAAGTTATAACTATAGGACTTTTTCTAGGTACTCTTCTTGCACTTTTTCGTTGATCTGGATTATTACGTCTAGGTAAACTAGCTCTAACTGGAGCACCCTGTATCTTCCAGGATGTGTTAAATGTTCCTGTAAACCACGGACTTTTATCCTGCAATGATGTGTGTATTTTCGCTGCTGCTTCTGCTCTTGCTTTTATAACAAGAACTGATAAATCTCCTGTTAATTTACTTAATTTTTTTAGTCTAGGCATTTGCTGTAAAACTACAATTAACAACACTCATAAAGTGACTTTGATCTTCGCTGACAACTGCTGACGGTCCAGCTATTTCACTTACTCTTGGTGAGACAGAAAAGGTATCTGTATAGTTTGCTGCGTTTACTGAGGTCATACCATCTATTACTGATTCTGCTATTGCAGCAGCCACCGCACTTCCTTTGTTAGATGGTGTCATAATTGCACATCTGATTGATCCAGAATAATAATCAATCGCTGCACCTTGAGGTTGTGTAGTTGACTGCTCAAAATCAAGATTCACCATTACATACTTTTTGTTTTTACCTGGAGTT